TATGCAGATTGGACTTTCCCTTCTGTAAAAGAAACCAAATCGCTAGATCCATTTAGCGTTGAAGGCGATGACCTTCTTAAGGTTAGTGGGGTCGGCCCAGCACTTCGTCGCAAAATGCACAGAACTCTTGAAAAAAGGTTTAGCGGTAAAGATGGAGTAGAGACACAACAGATTTTATTGGCGCAGGCGGTAACTGGATATGCCATGTTCGATCTTATTGAGCCTCCATATAACTTAGATTATCTATCTAGAATATACGAATTATCCCCATATAATTACGCAGCGATTAATGCTAAGGTTGCAAATATTGTTGGTCTCGGATATTCTTTTGTTGAAACAAAGAAAACAAACGATGCCCTAGACTCAATTAATGATGACAAGCAATTAGAGCGGGCACGTAGAAAGCTTAATAAACTCCGTCAAGATTTGCAAGAGTGGTTAGACGAAACAAATCAGGAAGATACATTTACAGAAACATTGATTAAAGCCTACACAGATCTTGAAACCACTGGTAATGGCTATCTAGAAGTAGGAAGAACCACAAACGGAAATATTGGATATATCGGACATATTCCTGCAAAGACAATGCGTGTAAGACGCTTGCGTGATGGTTATGTTCAATTGCTTTATGGCAAGGTGGTTTTCTTTAGAAACTTTGGCGACACAGAAATGCCAAACCCAATTGCGGGTGGAAGCGATAGGCCAAACGAAGTTATTCATTTAAAGAAATATACCCCAATGAATAATTACTACGGTCTTCCAGACATTGTCGCAGCATCTAATGCTATGGCAGGAAATGAGTTTGCTGGTAAATATAACCTAGATTATTTTGAAAATAAAGCGGTTCCTAGATATATTATTACGGTTAAAGGAGCAAAGCTATCTACAGAATCAGAGAGAAAGCTGCTAGAATTTTTCCAAGTTGGGCTAAAGGGTAAGAACCATAGGTCTTTATATATCCCACTACCACCAGATAGCGCAGACTCTAAAACTGAATTTAAGATGGATCCAATTGAGGCTAATCCACAGGAGTCTTCATTTAACACATATCGCAAGATGAACCGTGATGAAATTTTGCTTTCACATAGAACCCCAATAAATAAGATTGGAACTCCTGAAGGAGTTAATTTGGCGGTAGCCAGAGATGCCGATAAGACATTTAAAGAGCAGGTATGTCGCCCATCTCAAATAAATTTGGAAAAGAAATTAAATAGAATATTTGCAGAAAAGACAGATGCTCTGCAAATTAAATTCAACGAATTGACCCTAACAGACGAAGACACGCAGTCTAAAATTGACGAAAGATATTTAAGAATGCAAGTAATTACTCCAAATGAAGTACGTATTCGTAGGGGCATGATTCCTTTAGAGGGTGGAGATGAAGTTGTGCAATTAAAGCCACAGCAACAGGCGGATATTAGGGCAAATGCTGGAAATACCAGAGCCAGGTCCCAAGAAAGGCAAGATACCCAGCCAGATATTTCAGGAGAAGGCAGAAACGCAAAAGGCGACGGCAGACAAGTTGAGTAGTCCTGCTCAACTGATTATTTGCCTTTTTACATATAAATAAATATAATTAAGCATATGAATATTGAGAAATCTCTTTGGTCTTCTAGCGGCAATGACATTACCCTGTCTGTACCTTTTACTAAAGTTAACCGTGAAAAGCGTACCGTATCTGGATTTGCAACGCTAGACAATTTAGACCAAACAGGCGACGTTGTTATGCAAGAAGCAAGCATGAAAGCATTTGAATCTTTCCGTGGAAACATTCGTGAAATGCATGGACCAAATGCTGTAGGGAAGATGATCTCGTTTAAGCCAGAATCTTTTTATAATCCAAAAAATGGCGAATTTTATAATGGCGTTTATGTAGACGCATATATTTCAAAGGGTGCACAAGATACGTGGGAAAAGATTCTTGATGGCACACTACAAGGTTTTTCAATTGGCGGAAAGATTATAGAGTCCGATAACGAAGTAAATAAAGCAACAGGACAAACGGTAAGATTTATTAAAGACTATGCCCTCATGGAGTTATCAGTAGTCGACTCACCAGCAAATGAACTATGCAATATTTTGTCCATTCAGAAAATGAATGGTCATCTTGTATTTAAAGGCATTGCTGCAGATGTTAAAACAGAAAACATTTTTTATTGCGAAGATAGCGACTCGGTATTTATGTCCACCGACGCAACATACACATCTCCAGTTTCTGGAAAACCAGCAACATTGATTGGATGGGTTGAAAGTAATGACATAAACAAGTCAAAGGAAATAGACAAGATTCTTGATTCATTTAAGAAGTCAAGAAATACGTTGCCTGATACAAATACAATTGCAAAACAGGCAAACGCAGAAGGAGGTAATGAAGTGTCAGAAAACACAGAAACATTAGCAGCCGTCGAAGAGACCCCTGCTGCTGTAGAAGAAACACCAGCCGCTGCTCCTGCAGAGGAAGCGCTTGTTGATAAAGCAACAGAAGTTGTTGCAGACGCTTCTGCCGAAGCTCTGGAAAAAGCAGCCGACGTATCAGAAGTTGAGGTTGATGAACCTGATTTTGCAAAGATGCTTGGCGACTTAAAAGGCTTTTTCTCAGATACTCTAAATAAGGCATCCGAAGCTAGTGCCGCTCAGGTTTCAAATATTAAAGAAACTGTAGAGACATTTAGCAAGAGTGTAGATACCAGAATTTCAGAGTTGGCAGAACAGCATGCTGTATTAAGCAAGGCTGTAGAAGATATAAAGGGCACCATCGACAATGTCGAAAAGCGTGTCGACGCAGTCGAATCAGAGACTGCAATTAAGAAGTCCTCAGACCTTGGCGGGTCTCAGGAAGTTACACTCAAAAAATCCAAATGGAACGGTTCTTTCCTTGGTTCCGTAAACGAACTTTTTAACTAAAGGAGGGTAAAAAATAAATGAGCAATGAAACATTAGCAAAAGCAGTTGAAGCTGGAACAACCGTAACAACAACTATGGTTGGTTCTGCATTCGCAGACACAGGCATCCATCGTGCAAACGAGGGTAAGGGTGGTCTTTTAAATCCAGAACAATCTGCTCGCTTCCTAGATTATGTGTTCGATGCAACCGTAATTGGTAAAGTAGCACGTACAGTTCGCATGCGAGCTGACGTAACTGAGATTGATCGTATTGGCGTGGGTGAGAAACTTATGAAACTCGCCACTGAAGCTGATAATACTGCCGCAAACGCAGCTGTCACCTTCTCCAAGATTTCTCTTACAACAAAGAAGCTTCGTCTAGATTGGGAGCTCTCAACTGAGTCTTTAGAAGACAATATTGAGGGTGCTGATCTAGAGGATCATATTGCACGTTTGATGGCAACACAAGCAGGTAACGACATTGAAGACGTAGTCCTCAATGGAAATGCTGCAGGTACAGATGCACTTTATAAGGCATTTGATGGTGTTGTCAAACTTTCAAAGGCAAATGGCCGTGTAGTTGATGGTGGTGGAAATGCAATTTCCCGTGACATCTTCAACAAAGCACTTAAGGCTATGCCACGTAAGTACAAGCAACGTCGCAATGATCTTCGTTTCCTATCAGGTTCAAACTTGATTCAGGATTACCTATTCAATACATCGCAAAACATTCAAAATGTTAATCCACAAGATATTGCCGCAAGCATTATCCGTGGAGATCAGGCAGGCCTTGGTGGCCCAGCAGGTTTCGTAGCGCCTTTCGCATTCGGTATTCCGATTGTCGAAGTTCCGCTACTTCCAGAAACCCAGACTGGCGACTATTCAGGCGCAACTGGTTCACATGGTGACGTCCACTTGACATTCCCAAATAACGTTGTTATTGGTATCAAGCGTGATGTAACTGTCTATCGTTTCTTCTGGCCACGTAAGGACTCCATTGAGTATACAATGTATACTCGTGTTGGCGTCCAAATTGAACAAGCTGATGCTTGGGTCGTAGTCAAGAACGTTAAGATCGCTTCCTAATTAAACAGGATTTAGGTCTGCAAGAAAATACCCCCAAAATTTATTTTTTGGGGGGTTTTCATTTTAATTTACTAATGCTATAATTGATTTACCTAGAATAAGGAGATATTTATGTCATTTGACACACTTAAGGTATCAGAGCTAAAAAAGATTGCAGAAGATTTTGCAGTCGAAACAGAAGGACTAAAGACAAAGGCAGGTATTGTTGCGGCCTTGGCAGATGAAGGAGTTACCTGGTCCGTATACCAGAACACCCTAGATAAAATTGCAGACTCCGCAGAAGAAGCAGAAGAAGTATTACCAAGATTTGATGCAAAGGCGGGGCAACCAGAAAACACAGTTCTTGTTAGAATGACTAGAGCAAATTATCGATATGATATTGTCGGCTTTACATTCACAAGAGAGCATCCATTTGTAGCCATGGCCTCAGAAGATGCTCAAAAAATTTTTGATAAGGAGGAGGGGTTTAGACTAGCAACTCCAACAGAGGTTCAGGAGTACTACAGCTAAGCCTAACAAATGGCAGAGGTTTATGTAAATAGCACAACCCCCATAAAAATTAAAACATTTTATGGAGGAGAAGTAGTAGATATTGCTGGATCGGTTTTAGTAGATATATACGACATCACCCTGGACCCGCTGGTTAGCCCAGCCTTAAATCCAGATGTGCCAATTGCACAAAACCTTGTTGCTCAAAAATTAGAAACTGATCCTGGATCGTATTGTATAAACATTCCCTACTCAATATCAGTAAGACCAAGAACATTAAAACTTCACTGGAAATATAATATAAATTCAAGCAGTCATGCTCAATTTACTACGGTAAATGTAATAACTCCTTATTGCAATTTAAATGAGGCTATAGAAAATTTAAATATAAGCACAGACTCAAGTGATCCTAATTATAAGTCTTATCATGAATTGACGATGGCCGAAAAGCATGCACGTAGACTTGTAGATGATTTTACTGGGCAAGAATTTTTCTTGTTTGACAATACACTTATTGTGTACGGAGACGGATCTGATGTATTAACTTTGCCAACAAAAATTGATACTATATATCAAATTTATGCAAACGATGTTCTTCTTGTAGATAAGATAGAGAACAAAAACAATTGGGGCGTAACCCCAGTAATTTCAGAAACAGGTTTTGCTATAAGAATAGATAGGGCAGCACTGGTAGATAACACTGTTTATGTGGCAAATGGGATGATCCCCCCATCAATATCTGATGTAAATTTGGGAGATGTATTTCAAAAGAATGTTAGGTATAAGATTGTTGCTAAATTTGGGTGGAGAGTAGTCCCAGACGAAATTCAACAAGCAACTATTCAGCTAATGGGACATTATTTTGCAAAAGACAGAATTTGGGCAGATAAGTATTTAAAGAGTATCTCTACTTTTGATTGGGACTTTGAGTATTTAAGTGAAGCATATAAAGGGACTGGATCCGCTTATGCAGATAAGCTTTTGACAGAGTACAGGTTATCCAGTATGCTGTTGATATAATGTTTAGTATAGTCGATTCCGTCTTATCGATGAAGATGGATGTCTTCCGACAGGTCGACTCCCAAGACGAGGAAACAGG